ACGTGCGTTCGACGTTCGTGGGACCGCATCGCTCGGCACGCTCAGTTCCTCCTTCACTGGCGGCACGGAGTTCGGCACGACGGCCTCGACACGGATCATCAGTGCGGGCGCGATCACCGCACTCCAGATCGACCAGATCTGGCGACTCGTGTTGGATATCGGAGCGCACGCCGCAGCGCCTACGGTCGCCGGGACCTACAATGGCCGCGCCGGTACGAATGCAGCGACGGACTTCGCGCTGACCTCTGGCCTCACGACGGACCTCAATCCGTGGTGCGAGCTGAGCCGCAACCTCAACGCGACCGTCTTCCAGAACTACCTCGGCTTCGCGTCGAAGGGACTCTCCCTCACTGAGAACCCGCGATGAGCTTCAAACAACTCCGATCCGCATACTTCAAGTTCCCGCACGTAGTCCCGACTACTGGGCCTACTACGATCAACATGGCCGTAGGGGCGTGGACATGGGCGGGCGTCGCGATGACCATCGCGGCCGTCACCACGATCAACATGAACGTCGGCGCCTACACTTGGGCCGGCGTCAAGGCGAACATCCCCACCGCAATCAACATGAAGGTGGGTGCATGGAACTGGGCAGGGACCAAGGCCGCGGTCGCGAAGAACATCAACATGACCGTAGGGGCTTACAGTTGGGCTGGGGTGAAAGCAAACATCCCGACCGCGATCAATCTGAGAGTCGGGGCCTACTCATGGTCCGGTGTAAAGGCCGCGATCGCCACCAACATCAACATGAATGTTGGCGCTTGGAGTTGGTCAGGAACGAAGGCTACGTTCGGCAACGCGATCCCGATGACGGTCGGGTCCTATACATGGGCTGGCGTTCCGGCATCGCTCGTCACCAACATCAATATGGTCCCAGGCTCGTACACTTGGGCGGGTGTAAAAGCCACGATCGCAGGCACGACCCCAGTCGTAGAGCCTACCGGCTCCGGCGGCGGTGGGCGATACTTCGGCTACTACCCAGAGCGCGCGCGAGAGGTACGTGCCGAGATTCGCTCCCTTACCAAGGAGAAAAAGCGCATCGAGCGGCGCTTCAAACTCGCTCCAAACAATGTCGATCTGGCGCGCCTCGCGGAGTTGCTGACGCAGCTCCAGCAACGGCTCAACGTCCTGATCGCTGAATACGAGGAACTGATCCATGTACAAACAAAAGCGCCGCAGGCCCAAGAAGAAGACGAGCTCTTCCTCGTGAACCTATTTTCCAGGTCCTTCTACAATGACTAAGCCCGGCGACAACGCATGGATGGCATACGCCAAGTCACTGTGGGGCGCGCACGAGTACAAGGTCGTGGTAGAGAAGGTACGCTCCCTCTCCCCCGTAGTCCCGGTCTTCGACTACAAGGGCGCATCGAACATCGAAGAGATCAAGTTCAAGCTCGCGCAACGGGATATGCACGCGCTTGTCATGTCCATCCTTATCCCTAAAGGAAACGAAAATGAGTAACGAACAGACGAGTCAGGAAACCGTCGAGAAGACAGAGTCGTCCACTATCACCGAGGACAACATCACCCTCGATGACGTGTACCGCGACGCTGGCCTCGACAAGATCGAGACCCAGCAAACCCAACAACAGCAACACTCACAGCAGCAGACGCAGCAGCAACAGCAGGATCGTGAGCCTTCAAAAATTCCCGATCCCTACGATTCGGAAAATTTCAAGGCTTACATGGCTCGGAAAGACTCCGAGACCACCGCTCTCCGTTCCACCCTGGGCAACGTAGCAAACTTCCTGACGACCATGCAGGCGTCGGAAGCCAAGAAGGCCCTGGAGTCCGACATCAAGAGCGCAGTTGAGAGTGTCAACGAAACCGTCGGCCATCCCAAGCCCAAAGTCATCGAGGCTCTCCTCGACGCCGAGGCGCGGGAGAACCCGAAGTTCAAGGCGATCTGGGACAACCGGGCTAGGAACCCCGTTGCCCTCCAGAACGCCCTGAAGATCGTCGCCAAGAAGTTCGGCGATGAACTCTCGGTCAAGGTCGATCCGGCACTCGTGGCGGCTCAACGCGCTAGGAAACTATCGCAGCAACAAATGGCGACGACCTCCGCCGAATCCGAGCAGTCACCCCAGGAAGAGCGGCTCGCCGCAGCCCAGGGTTCGGACTTCGACGCCGAGTGGCAGAAACTTGTCAGCGGCGGGAATTAGTCCCCAGAAAGGAAAGGTAGCCGCAAGTGGCAGCACTCGTAACCACCAATGCAACGACCCTCGTTCAGCCGGTCAACTTCGTGCTGATGAAGGGTCTGTTGCAAGCTGCACGCAAGAAACTCCCGTACTTCAACGGCACGCTCCCCGGAGAACTCATCAAGAACGGGGGCTCCAGCGCCGTGAAGTGGGAGCGCATCAACAACCTCACCGCCGTCACCACGGCGCTGGGGGAGGTCGTGGGAACGTCTTCGTTCCTGTTCGGCCGCTCGCTCGTCACCCCGACTTACTCGTCCGTCACCGCGACCGCCGCGAAATACGGCAATGCCATCCAGGTCACGGAGGAAGTCGATCTCTTCAACGTCAACACCAAGGCCGCGAGGCTGCTCGATACCCTCGGCGCAAACGCCGGGGAGTCACTGAACACCATCGCGAAGGCCGAGTACGACAACGCGACCAACGTCCGCTACTGCAACAACGCCGCGGGTGGCGCAGCGACGGCCTCGACCTCCTTCGTCATCTCCAAGATGGCGACCACCGACCTCCAGAAGGCCGTCAACACGCTGAACGTCGGCGCGGCGATGCCCTTCACCCCGATGGCAACGGGGTCGCGGAACATCGGGACCAACCCGATCCGCGCGGCGTACTACGGCATCTGCCACGTCGATGCGGAGGAAGACGTCCGCACCATGACGGGCTTCACGCCCGTAGAGACCTACGGCGGCTATACCGAGACCATGCCCTTCGAGTTCGGGCATGTGAACGGCATCCGCTGGTGCTCGACGCAAGTCGCGACGATCTCGCTCTCCGCGGGCAAGAAGACCGCCACCGGGTATCGCGGTTCGTCGAACATCCTGAACGACGTCTACACGAGCTATGTCTACGGCCGTGAGTCCGTCGGGACGGTGGGACTGGGGAACATGCACGCCTCCAACTCCTACGAGATGTACAACCCGAAGTACCCGCCTGCGGTCGAAGTCATCTTCAAGCCCGTGGGCTCGGCCGGTGCCGGCGATCCGTACAACGAAATCGCCTCGCTCGCCTGGAAGGCGTGGTTCGTCGCGAAGATCCTGAACCAAGCGTGGATCTTCCGTCTGCGCCACCTCGCAACGAAGCTGTAACGTAACCGGAGGGAGGGGCCGAAAGGCTCCTCCCCTCACTGACATGAACGACGCAACACTGCACCTGAAGAAGAAAGCTTCACCGATTGAAGCGGGGGATAGCTTCCTCGTGGCGCCAGCGGTACGGCCCGCCGCGCCGAGTCCGGTCGATAAGGGCGACTCCCAGATCGACGTAGAACTCCGTCTCCACGGCAAGCGATTCTTCTTCCGCTTCGACATACCCGACGCCCAAGGCTGCGTCTCAGCGACCGACATCGACCACCATCGCATGCTCGCTCGCATGATGAGCGCTCTGGATGGCCGTTTCGGGAAACTCCGTTTGAGGGCCGAACTATGAGCATGTCCTTCATCGACTGCGTGAATCGTATCCTTCGGATCAACGGAATGATCCGCGGGGACACCGACCCACTCGTGACCTTCAGCGATACCTCGCACAACTCCTCTTCCCAGATCGCCCAGATAGCGGTCCAGCAGGAGATCACGGAACTGGCGTCCCGGGGCAAGTTCCCCTCCCAGCACAAGATCACCTCCACCCTCACGATGGTCTCCGGGCAGCGTAGCTATGCCCTTCCTGCGGACTTCATCCAACTCTGGGGTGACGTAGCGTTCTTCTACGACTCCGTCGCCCAGTTCACGATCCTGATGTTCCCAGGCGGAGAGAACAAGCTCCGCACCGACATCCTGACTTACCGCACTGACCCGGGCTACCCGCTGTGGTTCTACTTCGAGCTCGCAACGACGCAGCAGGTATCGTTCTACCCAGTTCCCGACTCGCAGCGTAACGGCCTGTCCCTGGCATTCGACTACTCGGCTTCCGTCAACGTCATCAACTCGACTGACCTGATCCCGCTCTCAACGGCGGACCAGCAATACGCCTTCACCGACATGGCCGCTCGGCGCTTCAAGTTCCTCTTCGAGGGCAAGGTCGATGTCCCGATCGGAACCGACGAGGTATATCGCGAGGCCCGATCGCGCCTCTTCGCATTGCTCGGCTGGAAGCAACCCTCGACCCGCTACGGCAAGATTTACGTCGGCGGGCAGGAACTAATCCGGTACTGACCAGATGCCCCAAGCAAGCGAGTTCTCCCGCGGAGCCGAAGCCTGGGCGGACAACACGCCCGCACCGCGCCTGAACTTCATGTTCCCGTGGGGCCTGAACGAGAACCCCACGCCCGACCCGGGGGAGTGCTCGGCCGGCGCGAACTTCGAGCTCGGCCACGCGCAGACCTCGCTCATCCCGAGGGTCCCGTTCGACCTGAAGGGCACCGCTACGAACGCCGGGGCCATCACGGGGTTCCTCCAGCTCATCAAGCGCGACAACACAGAGACGACTCTCGTCGCTGCGGGGACGACCTGCTACCAGTGGGATGGAGCCTCCACATTCACGAGCAAGGGCGCCATCAACGGCCCGGCGTTCCTCCGCGGAGCGTACTGGTCCCTCGGAGAGTATCTCGTCATCAGCGACGTGATGCTGAACAACGTCATGCTGACCTGGGACGGGACTTCACTCGCGAACATGGTGACGGGGCTCGGGGCGACACTCTCCGCGAAGTACGCAGTCGTCCATCTGAACCGCGTGTGGCTCTTCAATATCAAGTCCGGCTCGACCTTGCTCCCGCACATGATCCTCGCCTGCAAGTTCGAGGACCCGACGACGTGGGACACATCGACCCGGGGAGGTCCTACCACCGTAGGCGGAGGGAGCTTCAGCACGGGGCTCGAAGCGTTCTTCCTCCTCGTACCAGACCTGAAGCCGATCAACGGCGTCACGCTATTCCAGGACCAACTCATCATCTCCACGGATCGTGGGCGCCTATGGAACCTCTCCGGCTCCTCCGCATCGACATTCCAGTTCACCGACTTCTTCGACACCTCGCCAGCGATCGGGACCGAGAGCGTCGCCTCGATCGGGAACGACGTCCTCTACGTCCGCCAAGGCGGAGCCATCGCGCTCCTCTCAGCGACACAGAACTTCGGCAATGTGTTCCTTTCGAACCTGTCGAACTGGATTCCAATGACCACGGCGAACCTCGCGACGATCAACGCCATCGTCTACGACGTTCTGAATCAGAAGGTCCTGGTCTTCATCCCCAACAAGGTCCTCGTCCTCTACAAGGACGTCATGATCCAGGACCGCACCAAGATCGAGGGTGCGCTCTCGCCGTGGTCGGTCTACACGACCCAGGACGCCTCGGGCTTCAACGTCCAGCACGCTATGTACATGTGGCGCCCGGGTACGCAGAACTACTCCGTGTTCTTCGGTGATGCAACGGGTCGGATCTTCGACCTGTACGGAGTCGGCACTAACGGTGACGCTGGCGCCTCCGGCATCCAGGTCTCGCGCCGCTCACGCCACGTCGGGACCGAGGTCTTGAATCCGTGGCCGTGGGCTCAGGAGAACATCACTGGGCACATTCGCTACCGTCGCCTCTCGGCCATGAGCGCGTCCATCACCCTCGACTGGGACGACGAGTACAACACGATGACGAACACCGTGGCGCTCAAGGGACCGCCTTCCGGCGACATCGCTTCGTACTTCAGCGGTTCGTTCTACTACTCGCAACTCCTGTACTACAGCGCGGGGTTCCTCTTCGCGAACCGCGTCTCCTCTCAGAATCTCGACATGGGCGGCAAGGGGCCGGGCTTCTACCTCACCATCTCCTTCACCACGAACCGGAGCGCGCAAATTGACGCCATCGAACTCGACTAGGGCGAAGCGGGAGCGCCTGTTCCGTCGTGGGACGCGCCCCTTCATACGCCCGTTCGACTCCGAAACGGACATGTGGCTGATATGGGCGGCTTACGATCTTGGTTCATTCCCGTACCTCACGCTAGACGGGACCACCGATGACGAGCGCAAGGCGCAGCTCGTCACCAGGATGCGCTCCATTGTGGCCTCGAACTCCTCCTGCCTCATCGTCGAGGACGACTGTCCACGCTTCAAGTCCGGCCGCGGCCCCGTCGCGTTCGTCGGGATCATGAACTACGGCTGGCGCATCGAGCCCCATGTGGACTTCTTCCGCTGGGCCACGCCGCGGACGATCCTTCGGTGCAACGTCGCCTTCTTCCAGATGGTGCGGTACTCAAGTCAAGTCGGCGTGTGCCTCGTGCGCGCGCTCGCGCCCTACGTCGCGCTATTCGACCACCTCAAGACTTACGGACTGCTCTTCCCCTGCGGCAAGGTTCCCGACGGGGACCCCCGGGGAGACGAGTTTCTATACTATGTACGAGGACGACAGGAGAGCAGCTATGCCCGGACTCATGGGATTGGACGCGATGTTGGGGATTCAGGAAGTCGAAGTCGAGGGGAAGAAGATCCCGGTGCAGAACGGGATAGCGATGTTCAACGGTCAGCCGTACTTCATCCCAGACGGGAAGACGGTGCTCGACCAGCAGCGCCAAGTGGTAGGCTCGGTGCGGAACGGGAAGTTCGTGCCGAGCGCTCCACCGCAGCAGAGATAGGAGCATGACATGAGCCACGCCATCAGCGACATCGCCAAGGTAGCCGCGGCGCCATTTACGGTCCCGACCCAGGGCATCATCAACGCCGTCGCTCCGAACTCGGGCGTCAACCGAGCGATCGGAGGCGTATCCCCACTCACGGGGAACCAAGCCACTGGATTCGACGCGCTCATCGGGGCGGCCGGTGGCGGTGCGTTGGCGTTCCCGGGAATGTTCGGTGGTGGCATGGCTGGAGCGGCAGGCGGAGCGGGCGCAGATCCCTTCGCCAACATCGGCGTGGACATCTACGGCAACCCCATCGGTGCCGGTGTCGATCCCATGTTCGGCGGGTACTCCGCTGCGGACATGGGGATCTCGGACACGATTGGCGGAGGTGGCGCCGCGGCGGGCGGAGGCGGGCTGGGTCTCGGTGGCCTCGCAGGCGCAGGAGCGAACGCCGCGAGTCGCCTCCTCGGTGGCGGTGGTGGCGGCAGCATGGCTGGAGGGGGCGGCGGTAACTCCCTCCTCGGATTCCTCACCGGGTCCAATTCCGGCCCTAACCTCCCCTCCCTCGCCCCTGGACTCGCGGCGCTCCAGTACGCCCGTCAGCAGACCCCGGTCGATACCTCGCAACTCCAGAGCGTTTTCAACCAAGCCGGAGCCAATGCCCCGCTCTTCGTCCAGGCCGCACAGGACCCGCTCAAGCAGGCCCAGGCAGGGGGTTACGGGGACATCCTCAACTCACAAGCCCAGCGAGGCATCCGTGGCTCCTCCTTCGGGGACCAGAGCATCGCGAACTACATGACCGACACGAACCGCGGAATCGCCGACGCCGGTACGAATGCCGCCCAAGCTGCGCTCGGACTCCAAGGCCAACTCGGCGGCCAGATCTCGAACCTGAACGCCCTCTCCCAGCAGATGAAGAACAACCTCTACGGACGGGCGTTCTCCTCACTGGGGCAGGGCCTCAACCCGACGCCGGGGATGGGCGGTATGGGCGGCGCTGCGGGCGGAGGCGGTGGCTTCCCAGGAATGGGCGGTGCTGCCGCCGGCGCCGGCGGGCTCCTCGGCAACCTCAACCTCGGCGGTGCGGGCAGCGCCATAGGCAACGCCTTCGGTAACGGCCTCTCCTCAATCGGCTCTGGCCTCGGCAACCTCTTCGGGCAGGGAAACTCCTTCTGGAGCGGCCCTGTGCCATTCAACCCGCTCGTCAACGGCGGGACGGACTCGATCAACTTGGCCGGAGACTTCGGCCTAGCGGGGTTCTAACATGCCTGGATTCTGGGAATCACTCGGTCAGGGTCTCGAAACGGCGGGGGGCATCCTCTCCCCTGACGTCTACGGGTCGAACCAAAACGCGCGCACCGCGGCGCTACAACGGGCGCAGCAGAACCAGCAACTCTCAGCCAAGGCCATCATGGAGGGTATCCAGAACGGCTCGATCGACCCCGCGATGGGTCAGCAAGCCCTCTCCAGGATCGGCTTCGGCAACGTCCCAGTCGGACCGTCGATGGAGGCGCAACTTAACCGTCAGGCCCTCGACTACTTCGGGGGCGGGCAAGGCGGCGGAGCTCCACAGGCTGGCCTGGGTGGGCCCGGTGGCCTCCAGCCCGGTGCGGGCGGTGGTATGCCTCCAGCCGTCGCGATGTCCCCCTTCGGGCGAGCAGTGACCCAGCAGCGTGCCGCAGAGGCTCTGATCGAGCAACGCAGCCGTCCCCGCATGTCGATCAACGTGGACAACTACACCCCCGACTCCGTGGCGACCTTCCGCCAGAGCGGGAACTACGCCGACCTCGTGCCGAAGGAGAAGCCCGGTCAGGACACGCCGTTCCTCAAGGAACTCCGTGCTGCGAACATCGACCCCATGAGCCCCGAGGGACAGCGCTACCTCAAGAAGCGCCTCGACAAGGAAACCGCTCCCACGGCTGGCACCCCGACCGATACCCCGCTCGGCTCGGACCCTGACTTCTGGTACGAATACTACGACAAGACCAAGACGCTTCCCCCTATCGCATGGGGCGCGGCAGGGAATCCTACCCGCCAAGCCTTCATGGACGGATTCCCGAAGTGGAAGGCGGCACACGGAGGAAGCGCCTCTTCGACAGCGGCTTCACAAGCCGAATTCCACGCCGACGCCGGCGCCCTCAACGCCGTCACGAAGGACCTTAACACCTTCGAGCCGTACAAGAAGATGCTCGACGTCAACGCCGACATCGCCATCACTCTCGGCCGCAAGATCGCCCAGACCGACGCGCGCTTGGCGAACCATACCGTGAACTGGTTCCGCCAGAACGCCTCCTCGAACCCCGACGTAGCCGAGTATCTCGCCCAGATGCACTTTGTTACTGTCGAAGGAGCGCGCGTCATCAACAACCCGCGCATCGTCGGACAGCTCACCAACGAGTCCAAGGCAGAAATGCACGATGTCATCACTGGCGACGCACCGATCGCCGTCGTGGACCGTGTGCTGAACCGCATGAAGGCCGACGGCTCGAACCGATTCGACGCGATGCGCTCGCAGCAGGGTGAGATCATGGCGAAGATGAAGGGGGGCGGGGCCGCGGCATGGACCCCGGAAGACGAGAAGCGCCTGCGCGAACTCGAGGAGAAGGCCCGTGGCCCTCAGTGAGGCCGAAGAACTGGAGATGCTCCGGCTGAAGAAACGCCGGGCCGAGAGCGGGGCGATGCCAGGCCAGATCGGCGCCCTCGCCCGCAAGCAGGCCCTAACGCCGACCAAGGCCGACGCGGGGATCGTCGAGCACGCACCGCTCGTCGGCGGGATCGTGGGCGGCATGGTTGGTAATGTCCCCGGCGCTGCGATAGGGGCAGAGATCGGGACGATCGCGAAGCAGGCCGCCGATGTAGAGGCCGGGAAGACCGTCACCACCCCGGGACTGCTCAAGGAACAGGCCATCAACGCTGGCTCGATGGCGCTGGGAGAGGGCGCCGGCCGCTACGTCCTCTCCCCTGTCATGGAGAAGATCCTCGGCGCCGGCGCGCGCGGCGTGCAGCGCATGGGTGGACTGCAACCACGTCCCGGTGCGCGCGAGGCCCAGGAAGCGCTCCAAGGCGGAGGCGGCTCCCTCTCCGTTGGTCAGGCCGTGCGCGGCACCGCCCCCGAGCTCACCGAGAAGGTCGCCCGGCTCGGGATATTCGGCCGCCCGGTGTTCGAGCAGCTCGACGAGGCGAACCAAGCCGTGCTGAAGAAGGCGCGGGACGACCTCGTCTCCTCCTACTCCACCGTCGCCCCCGAGGCCATCGCCAAGCGCTCCGGTACGCTATTCCAGACCGCCATGACGAAGGGTGAGGATGCGTTCCAGAGCGCGGCGAAGGGCTGGTACACCAACCTCGATGCTCACGTTGACCAATTCGCCAAGAAGCAGATCGAGGTACAGAGAACCATCCCCGGGCGCACCGGGATGCTTGTTGACGAGAAGGGGGCGCCGCTGCTGAACGTCCCTCCGCAGACCGTCAGCAAGACGATCACGACGGACAAGGTCGTCGATACAACTTCAATCAAGAACCTCGCCAAGACCGAGTTGCAGAAGTACGACGCGATCAACAAGGCTCCTCCCTCAGTTCTCACCGAGATGGCCGGATTGCCCCAGACGATTAGCTTCGGAGACGCGCAGTTCGCGCGCTCGGCCGCTCTGAAAAGGATTCGTGACCTGAGAACTGGATCGTCAAAGGACACGGCATCGCTCGCGTATCTCTCTCAGTATCAGGGGCAGCTTACCGGGGCGATGGACGCGAGCGCGCAGCGCCTCCCAGGAAACCTCTACGCCGAGTACCGACGTATCTCAGACGCCTACCGACGCGGCTCCACAGCCTTCGGCAACGACGTCATCATGGACATGATCTCGAAGCGCCCCGAGGACGTTGCGGACTATCTCTACCAGTCCGGCAACGTCTCCGAGGTCGTGCAGGCCAAGGCGACGCTGCGCCAAGCGAAGCAATTCGACCCGTCAATCGACACCGACCGCGTGTGGAAGAACCTCCAGGCATCGTATCTCACGCGCCTCTTCTCCACCCCCTCCGCGCGCGGCGCCGAGGGCGAGGTCGTGGGACGCAGCCTCACCAAGGCCGCAGCGTCGGAGAAGAACCTCCGCACGATGAACGCGCTCTTCTCTCCGGGCGAGGCGGCGCAGATCCGCTCCGTCTTCGACACGGCCCGGATCGTACAAGCACCAGCGAAGTCCGGTCACAACCTCGAACTCGCCATCCCGATCGGCCAAGGCGCGGCTATCAGCGCGCTCGCCTACGGCGCATACACCGACCCGAAGCACCGCCCAGAAGAAGTCGCTGGCGCCGCCGCCGTGCTCCTCGCGCCGCGGGTATTCGCCAAGCTCATGACGAACCCCGAGACCGTGAACGCGCTCCTGCGGCTCCCCCGCATGTCCCCGCGGGACCCGAAACTTATCCCACTCCTCACCAAGATCGGCGTACAGCGCGAGGTCGCGGAGATCCAGGACGAGCTGGAGGAGGAAGCGCGCAACCGCCCGACGCCGATGTTCTCCGACCCGAACATGGAGAATGCCCGTAAGACAGGCTCCCCAGGGATGCAAGGGGTCCGTGGATGAACGTCCTCATCGTCGATCAAGACGGTGTCGGACTGGACTTCGCAATCCGATGCGCTGCCTTCGGTCACTCCGTCAAGCTCTTCATCCGGCGCCACGCCGGGGGCCGCGATCCGACCGGGGACGGTCTCATCGAGAAGGTCTCGGACTGGGAACGATGGGTCCAGTGGGCCGACCTCATCGTACCGACCTCGAACATCGCCTACCTCGACCGATTCGAGGCTCTGCGCCAGTACGGCTACCCGATCTTCGGCCCGTCGAAGGAGTCGGCCCGTCTCGAGATCGAGCGCTCCGCCGGGATGGAGGCGTTCCGCAAGCACGGGATCGACACGCCTCCGTACAAGACCTTCTCCTCGCTTGACGACGCCGAGCGCCACTGCGCGCGCCACGATCAGCGCTACGTCTTCAAGACCCTCGGGGACGAGGAGAACAAGGCGCTGACCTACGCCGCGAAGTCCGCCGACGACATGCGGAATCGGATTCGCCGCTGGAAGAAGCAGGGGATGACGCTCAAGGGTCCCTGCATGCTTCAGGACTTCATCGACGGGGTCGAGCTGGGCGTCTCCGCCTGGATGGGCTCGGATGGGTTCCTGCGTCCCCGCGGAGAGAACGTCGAGCACAAGAAGCTGATGAGCGGCGGGTACGGACCGAACACCGGGGAGATGTGTACGCTCATGTGGTACACGAACCGCTCCAAGCTCGCGAAGCAGGTACTCGACCCGCTGGAGGGCTACCTGCGCTCAATCGGCCACCGCGGAGACATCGACGTCAACGTCAAGATCGACTCGAAGGGCAAGGCGTGGCCCTTGGAGTTCACCTCGCGCCTGGGCTGGCCAGCGTTCTACATCATGTGCTCGCAACACGCCGAGCCGTGCGAGTGGATGCGCGATGCTTTGAACGGACGCGACTCCCTCACTGTTTCCGAAGCACCGCACATCGGCGTCGTGTTCCTCCAGCCGAAGAAGGACGCGATCGGGAACGTCGTCTCAGGCATCACCCCTGCGAACTGGAACGACGTCCACCTCGTCTCGGTTCGAGCTGGCATGGGAATCGAGGGCGGGAAGGAGAAGGAAATCCTCCTCACCACCGGAGAGTACGTCCTCGTCGTCACGGGGTCGGGGGAGACCGTCCGCAAGGCCCGCCGCGCCGTCTACTCCACCGTCGATCAAATCCACGTCCCCGACGTTATGATCCGGGACGATGCTGCGGAGGAATTCATGGAGTCCCTGCCTGAGCTCCAAAAACTCGGCTTCGCCACTTCAATCGAGGCATAGACCATGGGAACGCTATACACGAGTCAATCCGCTGCTGGTTACAACTCCTCACCCCCGCCAGACGACGGATCGCAAGGTGCCAACAACCAGATCACATGGGGCACGACGATCAAGGCCAAGCTCGCTGACCCGATCAAGGCCCTCGCCGATGCGATCAACTCGCAGCTCACCACGGCCCTAGACCTATCCCCGCGGGCGATCTCGACACCTGACTCTGCCGTAGCCTCGGACCACTGGCGCACGCTCCAAGTCACTGGCACTACGACGATCACGCTATCGGACGCCGCGACGATGACGAACAAGTACGTCGTCGGGATCGCGAATCTCGGAGTAGGCACCGTCACGGTTACGCGCGCTACGGGAGCGAACACGGTGAACGGTACGGCGGCGGACTTCACCCTCGCCCCGAAGCAAGCCGTGATGCTCGGAGTAAATCAGGGAGCGACGGGATACAACATCCTCGCTCACTCCCTCTCTACCGGAGCAGGGATCAACACGATTCAAGCCTCGACGAGCGTGACGACGCCGTTGGTTTTAAGTTCTACCGCTTCTCTTGCTATTGGGACGACCGCTGGAAATCTGCTCCAGTTGTCATCACCTAATTTTCAACCGATAGCTGATCTTGGTTTAAATTTCGGAAGTCCAGGCAATCGTATTGCCAATGTTTTCACCTCCGTCATCGACTCCGGCACGACCGGAGCGCTGTCGCTCAAGACGAACAATGGGACGGAGCAGGTACGAGTAGTTCACACTTCGAGCGCAGTTAATTTCTTGACGTTGTCTGGTAATTCCGCAGGCAACACTCCAATAATAAAAGCGGACGGAACCGATTCCAACATTGGAATAGCGATTCAAGGGAAAGGCACCGGAACGCACTCATTCTATACAGACATTGGTGGCGCAGCGCCTATTCAATTCCAAATCCTCCACACCGCCGCCGCCAACCGCAACATCACCATCACCGGCTCCAACGGCGGCAACCCGACGATCTCGACGACGGCGGGGAGTTTGGCGATTACGCCGGACGTTGTAGGAGGCGGACGGTTCTACTCCGCTGGCTTCATTGGATCGTCCGTTCTCAACGCCGGAACGCTAGACATTCCAACGGTGTCGGGTGGCGCCTACGTGGTTATGGCCTCCTCTACTACAGGAGGACAGGGATTCACCGGAACGGCATTGAACGTCAACGGAACGCTTACCACAAACTCATCTCTGAGCGCTGGCGCCACCACGCTTGGTGTTAGCGGTACGAACATGAGGCTGACGAACAGTTCAGGTAGCACCCAGACCTACAACTACTGCGCGATTCGTGTCGCATAGAGGCCGTGCGCGCCATGCTCCTCGCCCTCCTCACCCTCACCGGCTGCGATACTCTCGGCTCCAAGGAAGCTGCGGCAGGCTGCCAAGTCGCAGACGTGGCAAGCACGCACTACGCGCTGCATCACAACCCGAGCGCATCCGAGCAGAACCCGATCCCAGTTCCGGCCCTCGACGTATTGAAACTCGCGCTGGCCTCTTACATCAAGTGGGGCGTGAGCGACGAGGACTGGGATAACTCGTGGATCGGCGTGCGTGTGTTCATCACTGCGCTGGGCTGTGGGGCCGCCGTGAGCAATGTCCGTGTGGCGAGGGAGAGACCGTGAAGCACCAACATAAGGAAGAACAACCAATGGACGCAACAAGAAACAAAAGAACGGACGATGTCGGAGTCAAACTCCCAGGCGGAATCGAGATAAGGGCCAGGGGGAAAGATGTGATCTTCGTCATCATCGCGATCGGG